CAACCCATAAATCTTCAATTATATCAACATCGGGTTCTAAATAATTTTTATAATTACAAATAAGTGGAAGTACAGTTGTACTTGTATTTAAATCGGTACAACCTGTCTGTGGAAACGATGGATAGGTAAATAACTGAGCACTAACACCAGAATATGATGTCGACCCACTAACCGTTATTGTATCACCTGTAAAAATAATCCCATCAATTTCAATAATTGGATAATAACTAACACCAGTAATTGAAATTAAATCTCTAAAATTATTTTCCTCACCAATTAATGTTTCTAAATCTTCTTCAATTACCGTTTCAAAATCTGGATATAATTCTTCAATAAATTGTAATGGTTGACAATCTAATTTGTAATGATATTTTGGTCTACCTAAAACATTGTTCTCAATTAAATTACCACCAGTCCAAAGTGTGGTTGATGGTATGATTTGTTCAAGTAACTGAGCCCAATATGGGGATATTCTATCCACAAATTCATATGAATCTATAAAATGGTACGAAGTAAATCCAGTTTGACTAAAATAATCCGAATAAACATCCTCAAGTTGTATATAATTCTTTTTATATCTAATTTTATTTGAATTAAATACAAGTTTATTAATTGCATTATCAATAAATTGTGCAAATGTTATACCTGTTTGTGGGTGTAATGTATTCGAACCAAAAGAAAGTTCTAATTCTCTACCTTTTCTAAAAATATCATAATCAACCGCTCTAGATGGTGAGATATACGCTCCAATATTTTTTCTTTGTAAAATAAGAGAAGAATCATCTTCAATATTACTTACTTTTCTATTATCAATAACAGGTTTTAATCCATAACCCGTATCTAATCCCGGTAATGTTCTAAAAACATCAAAATAATCTTCACCATATGTATATGGTTTATTTTTTGTTTTGATTGTTTTAGTTCTACCTGTTAGTATTGAATTTTCAGTATCTAAAATTGATGGTGAACGGTGAGACAATGTATTATCATACCATCCAGAACCCGCACCAAAAAATATATTTTCAGTAATATTAACTGCTCTTCTAGGTAGACCGGTAATTTCATCAACGGGATATCCTACTCTATCAAATGTAGTGGTGGCGGTGTATGTTACTTTGTTATATGTGTAACTGGTAGTATCAAATACACCGTAGGTATATTTTTTTTCACCAATTATAACATCATAGATATCCTGTTGTAAATCATGACTAGCTGGCATTGAAGTAACCTTGTAAATGTATTCTTCAATTTTTATTAGAGGTTCGGGTGCTCCCAAAAATTTCAAAAAGAAATCAATAGATGACCTTGTACCTTTTGATTTAAAAATGTATGCTAAATTTACAAGAAGTCTTCTATAAAATTCATATTCAGCTTCAATTAAATTATATCCACTTGAAACTCCACCATAACTTGAATTAAGTCTTGAATATAATACTTCGTCTAGTGATTTCTCATCAAACAACGGAACACCTGATAATCCGATATTTTCCGCTAAATTTTTTAATAGAATATCAGGTAAATTATTAATACCATCATAACTTACATTTCTCATGTGAGCAATGTTATCTATAAATTTTTTTACACTATCAAAACTTTGTCCGTATAGTTGAAAAACACTTTGTGCTTTTTGGTCGTCAGTATCAAACTCAAATAATTGCGGTGATGCCAAAAATCTAACCATTAAGTTAGATTTATAATCATCTATTTCGTCTGAGATATTACTCAAACTACGAACATAACTTTCGTAATCAATACCAGCAATTTGTATATTCCAACCATCATTACTTATCGGCCAACTATATTGTATATTAACAAGAGATGTTTTACTATTATCTGAACTATCTCTTGGTACTTGAAAACTTGATGAATATATTGGGTTAGTATCTCTATTCATCAATGATTCTTCCAAATCATCTAATCCACTAAAAAATTCCTCAACAACACCGTCACTTGGTCTAAATAAAAGATTCGAACTATATGATTGTGTATTAAATAATTTACCTAAAACAATAAATTTAATTTGATTATCACTATTAGGTTCAGAGTATTCCAATATTGGGTACGATTCACCGTCAACAATTACAACATATTTTGTGTACGAAGAATAAAAATTTCTAATTTCATTTTCGGTTGCTGGTTTAATAATACTATTTGGTGTAATAAATGAAATTTCAAAAGGATTAAAGATTTTACTTCTTTCGACGTAAAATGTTGTTTTATTTAAACTTGTGTTATATGAAACATTTAATGCAGTATAAGTACTATTTCCAATAGGTCCATTCGCATTAACATAAAACCCAGCTGGAAATTTATTTATAATTTTTGTTATTGAAACTAGTATTCTACTTTTTAAAGAACCAAATAATGATTTATCTGCATTTTTTTTATTAGTCTTAAATTTAATCTCATCACTTCTTTTCTTAGAAACCGATTGTGATGTTGTTGGTGATTTAGTTTCTTCGTTAAGGGTATCTAATGTTAAAAATTTAGAAAACGGATTTGTTTTGAAAGTTTTAGCATCCTTTTCGGGGATTATTTTATCTAACTCAAATACACTATTAGTAAGCGAGGATGTTCCATCGGTAATTTGTCTACCAACTAAAAAATCACTAAATGTTTCCGCTCCACTAGCAGCTTGGCTAGGTACTTTCTTTCTTACTGCCATTATTCTGTTATAGTATCAAAATTTAAAGTCTCATCAACGCTAGCTCTCTCTTCACGAACTTCATATAAAGTTTCATTAAATTCGTCTTTAACCTCATAAAGGTTATATTGTCTATAGATGTTATTATTATTATCGTAGATAGTGTATATACCTTGAGAAACCGCCTTACTTTGATTACCATATAATGCGTGTGCAAGTGTTGAAGCGTCATGTTCAACCATTTCAACTTCAATCGTTGTTGGATTAAAATACGTATTATTTAGAATAATTTTTTGAGATGGTGTACCGATAAAAGGAACTGTGTTTGGTTTATTTGTTGGCGCAGATGATGGTGTTACGGTTAAGAACATTAAGTTAGTAACCTGTTCACTATATTGATATCTTATCGACTTTTGTGATGTACTTGTTAAATTAGAAACAATTGGCGAACAATAGAAAGATGATGTTACAATTCTATAAAAATTGGGTATCTTTTTATTATCGGATGAATTTATATATTCAACCCTATAACCAACTAATCCTTGTGGTGTGAATTTATTTCTATCAGCGGCAGGGACATTACTAAGGTCAACAATTAAACCTCTTACCGATGGTAAAGATGCTAAAATTCCACAATCCGTAATTGATGTTCTTATCTGTTTAGGTCTGATATGAAGTGTATAAATACCCGTATCAGAAAAATCTGTGGCAGATAATTTTAAATTATACAATCCACCTAATATTTCAGTATTAGGTGCTGAAGTATCATCTGTTGTTTCTGTGTTATGAAAAACAGGTGTTAATACATCTGAAGAACTTAATCTTTTCAATGTAACTTCAGATGTGCTATTTCTATTTGGAACGTAATGAAAGTAAATTTCAATGTCCTCGGGTGATACATCCGCCGGTCTTATTATTCCATATGAGCCTACTGCCATTTTTTTTCTTTATTAATAAATATTATTTTTATTGTTTTCGGATATTAAAATATCCATTTCCGTAAATATTAAGTTCCCCCGTGTTATCCAACTCGGATAATCTTAGACTTTTCTCTAACACTCCTTGTTTTCCTCTTTCAACAAAAATGTCAGAATATATCACCGGTTCATCTATAAACCCAAGGAAGTGTTCATTTCTCGTTATCATCGTATTAAATACCTCTTCTCTGGTATAACCTGATGTTGTACCTGTAATTGTTGTAACTCCATCATCAAAATCTTGATAATATAATCCTTCAATGGTGTAACCACTATAATTAGAACCGTCAACAGTTGTTCCCGTTGTTACTCCTGTATAAACATTTGAACCGTATTGTTTTTTCTCATCAATCCTACTTCTAGATATCGCAGCATAACTGAATGTGGTGAAACCTGTATTATTCGTGTAATCTAAATCATTTAAATAGTTAATACTCATACCTGACAATGTTGTATAAGGGACGGTGAAACCGGAGAATGTACCAAGTGGGTTTGTTACTGTTGTGTCAGAAGGTACTTTAATTAATTTCTTTGTTGCAAATTTAGTCCATGGTGTATCGATTGATATTGATAATGTATAACCAGAAGGTGTTGTGTATGTTTTATTAGCTGAAAGTATATCAGTTGTTAATATACTAGTTGTACTATCACCCCAATCAACGGTAAAGTCAATATCGTGTATTTCAGATACTTTACTTGTATCTATAGTATTGTAAACCGTAACTGTATTTCCAGATTGAGTATAAGAAAAATTACAAATTTGTTCAACTTGTTCCATCTCACCACTAAATCCAACCATAACACCCATCTCATCAATTTTTGATTCCAAAAATATTGGTAGGTAATGGTCACCGTATGCTTGTGGTTTGGATATCGATTGCCACGCAAATAATTCTATCGTTAAATCACATCCCGTATCACCATATGATGATGTTGATATTGTTGCTCCCGTCCAAATATAATAACCAACCGCAACATTACTTGATACATTATAAATTACCTCACCATCCGGAGGTGGTAATGTTTGTGAATTTGACCATGGGATTAAATTACCAAACGAGTCATACCAAGAAGGACTAGTTAATGAATGTAAATTAACATCCAATATAGTCCTTCTTAAAATTTGGTGTATACTATCTCCTTTTGGTTTCATTATTTTCTTCTTTCGTAAAATCTTATTGGTGAATTACCTGTCTTCCCAATTCTAGCTCCTTGTGTACCATTGAATTCAAAAACTTGATATGAATAATCGGTTCGGTTAATTATTACTTTATGGTATACGTGGTTCTCTTCAACAATAGGTGTTGATTGAGATAGAGTTTGGTTCACAAAATCTATAACTGTACCATCTTTAGCATTATAATATTTCGCTGTCATATAAAACGTATTACCAGTTATGTTAGTCCCAATAAATGGGGTATCATCCTCAAACCAAAAAAAGTACATATTTTCTGTGTTTCTGTAGTTTGAACCCGTAAAAACCGGAAAATATAAGAATTCATTTAGAGGTGATGTTCCACCTGTATAAAATATTTTCTCTCCCAATGGTAATGTAAGATTTTTTGCAAAAACCATTCTTCTATTTGTCTGATTTGGTGCATCACCGTTTGATGTTTTATAAAATTCTAATCTAAAGAAACTTTCAGTTGATTGTTTTAACATTTTATAGTTTTCTTTTAGTGTTAAACCAGTCACCTCATAGTCTTGAGTGTATGTGTTTCCACTATTTAAAAAATAAAAATAGTACCATATGTCGGTTTGTTGTATTCCATTTATAGATGTATATGGTTCGTGAATATATCTAACAGTTTCATAATTTTCAGTTGGATTAATAATACTATAAAGTATTTCTTTATCCATTTGTTCGGCTGCATCACTCCATCCTAAATCAGTTTTAAATTCCTGAGTTTGGGTGAGTAATATTTTTTGGTCTATATTTTTTACTAAAATTTCCATTAACAATTAAATTTATCAATTTTCTTAATTCCATCATTTTTATTTATATAAACCCTCTCATTACGTAAATAGAAATTTATATCATTTCTTACATAATGAATATAGTTCATAAATGGAAAATTAGTTCCAAATCCATCGGAGTCTATAAATCCATGGTCATACAAGTCGTGCCATCTCCATAATAACTCATCCTCAGAATACTTAGCGTTTTGTGGTAAACCGTACACATCACTTGTTTTTGATGTTTCAACATAAGGTGAAAGTTGTCTAAGTTTAACTCTATAGTGTGGTTGATAATATAATCCTGTTTTATTTGTGGAGGACGCACCCGAATAATAATTACTATCCTGTTGGTAATAGTCAAAAATATTTGTGGGATTTGAAAATTTATGGAAAGCCTCACTAACCACTCTTTCTTTTAATTCATATTCATTATACTCAATAAATGCTCCCGTTAAAATAGTATTTAAAGGTAACTCAGTACCACCTGTAAAATTAAAAGTAGTTGCACTTATAGTTCTTGTGAATCCTGTTGTTGGAATTGTTGATTCAATTGAGGATGTACCATTAAAATGTCCATCAACCCATGAATCGTGGAAATTAAATTTAAATCCAACCTTTGGTGGATAATCAAAATAACCATTTGCATTAATTAAAACAACGGTAACATATACTTCTGTTGGAAGATATCCCATGTTATTTGTTAGTCCAGTTAAAACAAATGTATTTTTGAAATCATATATTAATGATTCCATTCTATTTCTCTCAACTAAATAATCATTTGCTCCCGCACTATTTTCTAATAAAAGTTTTCTTTCGTTTTCCCATATTGGGGATTCAAAACCAACTTTATCGAGTATGTAATCTTTTTCTTCTGTTAATGTTTTATGTTTATGCACATAATATGTTGAAGTTGTACCTGTAATATTATTTTTATTAACACATCTTTTACCTAACACAACTATTGGTAGTGTTGTACCTGATGTCATTTCTGATTTATTAATATCTAAAACAAATTTTTCTGAACGATAAACCGAATCACCAACACTAGTTATTAAAAATGTTCTACCTGAAACCGGTACACTATTATCTAATGTTCCTCCCGATATTGTTATGTATTCACCATCAACCATTCCGTGTTCAACGGGACATGTTAATGTGTATGTTGAACCATTATTGGTAACTCTAAATGGTATTCCATCACCTGACACAAAACTATAAACGGTATTACCACTCAATGTATATTTTATTGGAAATTGGGTGTCACCAGAATAAACATAACTTAAATAAACATTCCAATTATGATAGGGAGCCTCTATAGATGAAATAGATTGGTGAGGATTTGTTCCTGTTAATTGTATATTAGGTGTATAAAAATCAAGTTCTGATGTTCCACTTGTGATTAAGTTAACTTCTCTATATACATCTCTTCTTAAAAATGCAAATTCATCGTATGGTAAGAACCCGATAAATTTACTATTTGCACCGGGAGGTATAACACTTCCATCACCAACTAAATAAAGTCTTTCTTTTAATGTATTATATGTAGTTTCACCACTATACATATTTCTAAAAACCATCTTTAATTTACCATGGATTTTATAGTTTGGACTTTCATTTCTTTCTTTTGCAAAAAGAATAGAATTATCAAGTATAATTGTTCTATCACCTTCTCTTAAAAGATTTTTACTTTCATCTAAACCTAAACGAATATTTAAATCTTCATCGGGTGAACCGAAAAATTTCTTAGATGGTAATATAATTTTTCTCTTTTCCATTATTCAGCAGGTGGAAACGCACCTTTTGGTCCGAACCTTTCAATAAATTTATCAACCGCAGTTTTTCCTGGTCTCAATCCAAAATAAAATAAGAATGGTGTGGATAATATTTGTTTATTACCAGTGTAATTATTAAGGGTTGGTTTAATAATATAAGTAACTCCTGATAATGACCATGTGGTTCCACTCCAACCACCTGCATCACCTACTCTTGTCCAAAGAGTACCAGCTGTTGGTTGATAAAGCGGTGGGTTTGTTGTTACACCTGTTGATGTCGCATAAAGATATGTAAATCCTTCGTATTCATTATTGTAACTTGTGTGGTTATCAACAAAAAAATCTTCCTCATCAAAACTACCTTCATTTAAATCGGGTCCATCAAATGTATGTCCACTATATCCCTTTGTCATTGGGAAAAGTACATAATTATATGTGGTGTCTGTAAACCCACTAAATTTATAATTGTGTGTCATTCCTTGTAAATCATTTTTAATTACGGTACCAAAATCCCAAAATTGACCCACACCTTCCCCAAAACCTTCACCTTTTTTATCCCAATAAAGGAATGGTATTTGTTGTGATGATTCTGTTAATCTACCTGGTTCATTTAAACAAACCCTAATTCTATATCCGTCCTGACCTAAAGCGAAATTAATCGGTAAAGGACCATTAGTTGTCCCTGTTTGTGATTGAAAAAGGTCGGGATAATTGTCTGGGTCAACTATTAATGGAGAATATGCACCATAATTTCTAGATTGTAAATCAAACTCTTGGATTCCCGACTCATTGTTAATTGAAATTAATTGTAAAATATCACCGTTTAAAACTCTGTCCATGTCTTTATTTGTTGGTAGGGGTATTGTAACGGTTGTACCAGTTGTGGGGTTCTTGAAGAAATCTTTATAATTATAGGTAAGATTAGTGTCCATCCTGTAGTTAATATATAAACCTAACATCTCTTTAAAACTTTGGAATGATGTTGACCCAACACTTCTTACAACAGAACAGTTAGGGTCTAAAGATGGGTCAACACAAATTTCTTTAATAAACTCATCTCTTGGACCTAAATCAACAACTGTTGTTGGGTGACCAAGTGTTGTTATTTCATCGCTACTAACTAGTTTTAATGAAAAATTTGTACCATTAAATTTTGTTGACCTATAATAGAATCTTTTAACTGCCGTTTTTGTTGATTCTTCCTGAACTTTAAAATGTAAAAGGTTTTCACAGTATTTTGTTCCTCTATAATTTAAATCTAATCCTGGTTCATTATCCCATCTAACTTTTGCTTTAAATGGAAACATATATAAAGAACCCGTCAACCAATTATCTACAAACGAATAATTACTAATACCCTCACAGAATAATTTACCAACTAATTTTCTTCTTGTATATTCACCAATCGCACTAAAATTCTTAACCCAATTTATTAATATATTACCAGCTGCTGGTATGATAGTAAAAATTCCAAATCTAAATTCAGAAAATCCACTTGCTGTGACTAAATCTTTTTGACATTTACTACATCCATTTGCACCATTGCCAGTATCGTTTAAAATTTGACCAACAGGAATATCTGACCCTGAACATACATCACCGGCGGTAACTGTTAGTGCACTATATGAAACACTTACACCAGAAGCACAATATGTTCCTGTTGAAATACTTTCATCGTAAACAGTATTATAACTCTTACATCCTTCAGCTAATAATGATGTATCCAATCCCGTTGTACTAGTTGAGCCTGTTAATGGTAAACTAACACTATAAATTTCATACGTTACTCCCGTCCAAACATAATCCACTGGTGATGTTCCTCCACTATACCATTCTACCCATAAACTTGTACTATCTGTGTCATTATGTTCAAATCCTGTAGGTCCACATGTGTATCCTGAAATATTTAATTGGTTTGAACCCCCAACTGTTAGTGGAGTTAAAAGAGAAATATCTGAAGTTCTTGCATATGCATGTGGTAGATATCCTGTCATTTTAATCACATAAACTTGTGGTGGGGATAGTAATAAATTATTTTGAATTGTTGTAATTGTTTGCGGAAACGCTCCACCTGAAGAATATGAAGATACACCCCCACTAAGATATAATTCCCTTTGGTTAGGGTTATTATCACAAGTATTTGGAAAAACGGTAACTCTTGTTGCTGTTGTACATGAACCAACCACGACAGCTGAACCGTTTCCGTTACCAATTTGTGTTACCACAACTCCACCCATACCTTGTCTAACACATCTTGTTGTTGTGGTACTACCACTAGTAAGTGTTACTGTTGAAAGGGCGTTTGTGTCACAATCATAGTAATCAAATTTAGTTGAGCCAGTAACTCCTGTTGGTTTATTAAATTGATATTGTTCACACTCTAAATATAAATCTAATTTGTCTCTAACCGCAGTTCCACTACCTACTTTGTTATATTTTAAAGCTGGGTCAGTTACTGCCGCGGAACTTGTAACGGGTGAGGTGTCTGACACTTCATCACATGATTCACATTCTGGATACGTTACAATACCTAAATTGACGGTACCCAATTTTTGTAAATCCTCAATAACTTGGTCAAGCTCTTCAATTGGCCCAAATCTAAATGTTTTAAAACCTAAATCTATTTCAAAGCGTAAGAATCTATACAAAAATTGAAACGGAACAATTAATACTTGTATCGCCCCAACATATGCGGTATATATTACTCTTTCAAATACATTTATTATAATAGCTAATAAAATTGCAAATGAGAATTTTCTAAATGCAAAGTTTGTTGGTGGTGTTAAAACACTACTTTCACAATCTTCATCTGTTTTAGGTGATATTTCTTTTATTCCTAAAAAGGCTTCCCTACCAGCTGCATATTGTCCACCCATATATGATGAAACACCATACACTTTATTATATGTAAATCTAAAGAAATAATCATCAGGAAAATAACTACCAAATACATTATTAAAAATAACAGGACTCGCCGTTGTACTTATTGCACTTGATGGATAGTCAGTCCAATCTGTTGAAAACGCATATGATTTATCAACATCATTAGTGTATTCACGAATGTTTGGAACTAAGTAACTAGCAACCGTTCTAACCCTACCTAAAGTTTCATTTTTACCTGAAATTCTAAATCTATAACAAGATGATGTTGGTATACCTTTGTTTGGGTCGTTTGTAATCTCATTCTCCCCAAATTCATTTGTAAACACATAATCCATATTCATTGGTAATGGTAACACAAATGAACCCGAATCGTCAATATCTTCTTGAATTTCAAAATTTTCTAATATTGGTCTATTGTTTTCATCTTTTCGTGTTGTGAACCTAATCATTTCAATCACAGCCGGATATGTTGTAAGGTCACATTTTCGACCCATATCACCTTTAGGTTTACATTCTTTATTTACTGTATTCTTTCCTTGGTCAGAATATATTGAACCTAAGAAATATGCTTTAGGTTCTACTTTTACACCTTTACTTGAAAGGTCAAAATCTGTTCTTGTTATACCAATCTCACATAAATCTTCATTACCCCAAAACGGATAAACCTCAATATTCTTATCGAATGAAATTATTTGTGGTAATGTATCAATATCATTTGATGATTTATATGTATATGAATTTTTAAAATTATCAACACCCTTACCTTGTCTAATGAAATCATCAGGTCTTAACGAGAAACATCCGATATCGGATAAATCCACATCAATGTGTAGTGTTTGTTGTCCAATAGGTACACCCCAAATCATGAAGTCACCCGCATCATTTGTTTTTACAGTATATTTGTGGTATTTTTCGTAGACTTCAAGAACTTCTTCCCTCGTTAAAATATCAGATTGGTCAGGGAATGTTCCGGTTGGTGTGTGTCCACCGTGTTGTTGTCTACTTGGTAGTAAATTATATCTATACCCCGCATCATCTTTATCACCAACCTGAGAAAAAGGATATAATGTGGATATGACAGGGTCGTTTAAATCTTCTTCAGAAACGGGAATAAAAATAGATACTCTTGCATTAGGTATACCTAATCCATTATTTACCGAGATTCTACCGCAAACAACACCATAATCCGAACACATAGATGAGTATATGTCGGTTTGTGTAAATTTTAATGATAGGATTTCTAAAAGGTCGTAATCTTGTTTTATTTCAACAACAACTTTTTGGTCATTACCTATGTCTGTGGAAATTCTGTGTTTTTGCATTCTTTACCTTGTCTCTATATAAATAGAAATTTATCTGTTTTCTATAAAATAAAGAAAAAATAAATTAGAATGTAGTCGTTCCTAAAGTTTTAACCCTAATTTTTACATCAATACTAGGAAATCTAATTTGAAATATTTGATTTGATTTCATATAGATTGTACTATCATACTGTTGTATCTCTTTAGTTACTGAATCTACATATGGTTGAGCAACCTCAGCAGATGAATAATCACCACCAATTATGTTAAAAACTCTAATATCAACAACATTAACAACACCTGTAACTGTACCAATAATTCTATACAAATCACCAACAAGTAATGGGTCACCCATTTTTCTTTTTTCAATTGAGAAATAACTGATGATATCTTCAACTGAAGTTTTAACAATTTCAGTTTGGCTACCATTTTTATCAATTACCAAATCAATTTCTAATCCCATGTCGATAACCTCACCACTTTGAATTTCAAGAAAATCATTTACCATTCTGTACTCAGAAAGATAATCTAAAATATTATTCTTTAATGTATTTGAAACTGTATCCGTTAAATTACCATTTTCATCATATGATAACAGTTTTATTTTAACCTTATTATCTTCTTCCATTACATTAACCTTAGCTGGTGCTCCAAATGTAGATGGCATTGTTTCTATTAATGATTTATAATCGTTTAATGTAACTGCTCTATTTTGAGCTGCAAAATTATATGCG